TGACCACCAAGACGGTCCCGTTGGGTAGCTTCGCACTCATTCAGGCGTCTGACCTTCAGGTGCGGGCGGCTGTCGAGCTGCCCGGTCCCGGATGCTCGGTCGTATTTGAGATCGTGCGGACCAACGGCACGATCTACAGGCTGCTTCCGTTTCAGGTGCTTCAACTCACCGAGTTCATTACCGAGACGGTGCAGTTGCGGGCGATCCTGACCGGCACGGAAAAGCTTTCGCCGGTTCTGTTCGCGCCGGTGCAGCTGGTAGCCGGCAAGATCGGCACAACGCTCACCTACGTCACCCGCGCCTTCACGCTGGGAAATGCTGTCCGTCTCAGCAGCTACCTGAAGGCATTCCTGCCGGGCGGCGCCACGGCTGCGATGGATTATTCCAAGGATGGTGGCCCCTGGACGACCTTACCATTCGTCAGCGCCGATGCCCTGGCATTCCCGCTGTGGACCGAGCGCAAGCATGAGGTCACCGGCCAAACCGGCACCACCGTTCGCCTGCGCATCACCGCAACCGGCGGCCCGGCGGCCCGGCTCATCATCGGCGATCTTGGCGCCGGCATCTTCTGAGGATCAACATGGCAGTCACCGAACACTACCAAATCCCGCTTCCCGATCCGGCGGCCGACGTCGATGATGAGTTCTACCGCCTGCAGCAGGCGTGGGCGATCGTCGATGCCGTTATCTGGACTTTGGCCGGTGTCGTCGCCAACAAGGCAAATACCGGTCACGGGCACGGCATGGCCGACATCTTAGGGCTCGTGGCGGCTCTTAATGGCAAAATGGCAGCCGATCGCGCGTTCTCGCTTGATGACCTAACCGATGTCGATGGCGCGGCCGGCGCAGCAAACAATTATGTCTTGGTCAAGAACGCGAGCGGCCAATGGGTGCCGTCCTCGGCGATCGCCGCGCTCGGTACTCATCAGCACGCGACCGGGGACATCGTCGGATTGACGGCCGCCATCAACGCCGCAGTCGCCGCAGTCGTCAATGCCGCTCCGGCCACGCTCGACACGCTCAAGGAGATTGCCACCGCCCTTGGGAATGACGCGAATTTTTCGACGACGATCACAAACCTGATCGCCCAGAAGCTCGCGCTTTCCGGGGGAACTCTGACGGGCGCGCTCAACTGGGGCGTAGCCGCTTTTTATTCTAAGCTCGCCGCAAATGGCGATATTCTGCTTAGCCGAGGCAACGCCAACGGCGATGGCTTCCTCACTTGGAACAAGGCCAACGCTTATGCTGGCTTTGACGGCACCCGTTTCGTCTATGGTGGCGCCTACGAGCTGGCGACCGGAGGGGCCCTTCGCGTCGGCCCGACCGGTTCAATCGTCTATACCGATGGCAACATCGAGTTCACCGGCGGCATGCTGACTGCCTTCGGCAACAGTCTGTACAACGCGCTTAGCGCTATTCCGAAGCGGTACACTAGCGCTCAGCAGGTATTCACCCAAGGGTCTCCCATCACGCTTTCGCATGGTCTCGGTGCCGTTCCAAGCATAGTCGTAGCAGACCTGGTCTGTATCACGGCACAAGGTGGGTACGTTCCGGGCGATATCACACAAATCGGCATCTCCATGCTGGGTATTTCCGGCATCACGCCAGGTGCTTACGGCGTCAGCATCGATAAGACCAACACTAGCATTGTCGTCCGCATTCCGATCCACGGTCTGACCATACCGAACAAGGCGGCCAACGACGGCACCACCATCAATGGGGTCACACCCGCAAGCTGGCGCATAGTAGTGAGGGCATTCGCATGACCCAGCGTTTTTTCATCGACGAGGCGGGCCGCTTTATCGGCAGCTACGATGGGCCGGACGAGGAGCTGCCAGAGGGCTACATTGATGAAGTCACGGTCCCTCCGGGCGATATTCGGCAGTTGTATAACCGCCAGACGGGCGAATGGGGGCCTGTCGTCGTGGCTCCCGTATTGCCTGCCGAAGTCGACGCAGAGCGCGATCGGCGGATCACGGCCGGTTTCACCTTCAACGGCGTGTTCTTCCAGTCTCGTCCGGAGGATCGCGAAAACATCGCTGGGGCATCGACGGCCGCGATCGGCGCGATGATGGCCGGCGCGCAGGAGGGTGATTTCCGGTGGACCGGCGGCGACGTCGATTTCACCTGGATTGCCGCCGACAATTCGGAAATGCCGCTCGACGCGCAAGGAATGTTCGCCCTCGGGACGGCAGCAATGGCCCACAAGGAAAGCCATATCCGCGCGGCCCGTGCGCTGAAGAACTTCGACCCGATCCCGGCCGACTTCGCGACCAACCCGGTCTACTGGCCCGCTCCTTAGTCGCGCTCCAGTCCCCCGTCGACGAGAAATAGCCCGCTTTATAGCGGGTTTCTCTTTGCCCTTTCGGCCCTTTGGCAAGGCTACCATCATTTCAATAGGAGCCTATGATGTCCGATCCCGTGTTCGGCATGACTTTTTCGCGGCCCAGCGATGAGCCTGTACCTGTGCTTGGTGCAGACTTCTCGAAAGGCCTGCTTGTCGAAGCGTCCACCGATGCCGACAATTCCGCGTTTCCGATCGGCACGCCAGTCCGTATTTCTTCTGCCGATGCCGGCATGGTCGCCAAGCTCGGGACCGGGCCACTGCGCGACGCCGTGAACGGTATCAATTCGCAGCTCAATGGCCTCAATGCTGGCGCCGATGTCACGATCTACCGCATTGCGGAGGGTGCAAACGCCGCAGCAACCGCAGCGAATATCGCAACCGCGCTCTCGCCGACCAACATCGCCGGCATCCCGTCCCTCGTTAATGCGACACCGCGCCTGGTCTGGGCCGGGCGGGGCGCCTATCGCGCCGACCTCGACACGGCTGGACCGGTTTCGGCTGCGTTGCACGCCGCCTGCGAACGCCTGCTCGCCGTCTCCGTTATCGACGTCGACGACACTTCGGCCGCCAACGCGATCGACGCGCGGGAGACGATGAATTCGGAGCGCATCATGCCGGTTGGCGTGGCTGCGCGTGTCTATGAAGGCGCGTCACTGGTTACGCGGCCCATGGGTCCGCGCATCATTGGCCTCTTTCAGCGCGTGGATTCGGAGAACGAAGGAAAGCCGTTCAATCCGATCGCCAACCGCGCGATCTACGGGATCGCCGGTCTCTCTCGGCAGATCCCGTTCTCGCTGCTGGACGGTTCGACCGAAGGTCAGCAGATGCTTGAGAGCGAGGTGTCGATCGTCGCAGCCGGCGAAAGCGGCGTCGACGGCGCCATCGCCGATGGCGGTTTCGTCTTCGTCGGTACCGACAACACCACCACGGGTGAACTCTGGAAGCAGATCCACCAGGTGCGCGGCGCCGACTATCTCACCGTCAAGATGATGGAGATCACCCGCCAGTTCCTCGGCAAGAAGATCTCCGCCAGCAGCACCGAAGCATGGCTCAACAGCCTGAAGTTCATGCTGCGGGATCATAAGGCGGACGAGGATATCCTCGGATCGGAAGTGAAGTTCCGGTCCGACAAAAACAGCCCCGAAGAAATCCGTCTCGGCCATCTGACCGTCAACCTCAGCATCGAGCCTGTACCGGCGTTCAAGGTCGCCCGGCACGAAGTCCGACGCTATCGCCCCGCTGTCGAAGGCCTGGTGCGCGACATCATCGCCCGCCTCAGCACCGTCAATTAAGCCAGACCGGAAGGGATCATTTCCATGGCACAAATTCCTCTTTATCTGCTGACCGCCGTCGACGTCCGGCGGGTGTCGCAGCCGGACACGCTGCGCGGCATTACGATCGCCTCGCTGACCTTGCCCGGCATCACGTTCGCGACCGGCGAGCATAACCCGGGCGGCGGCGTCATGGCCGTGAATTTCTCGATGCCGCGCGTCGAGGCTGTCGAACCCAAATTTTCGGCGAAGGGTATCGACACCGACATTTTCAACGGAATGGGCGACACCGATCGCTGGATCTTTGCTGGAAGCTACCTGAAGCGCGGCCCCGGTGGCGGGGCTCCGGTCGCCGGACGTTCTATCATCGAAGGCGTCATCAACGCGTGGGAACCCGACGAAAGCGACCCCGCTGAGTTTCAGGGCTGCACGCACACCTTTGCGGAGGTGACGCATTATGAGTTCCACCTTGACGGCAAGGAACTGTTCTACGTTGACTTCTGGGAGCGGATCATGCGCGTCAACGGGGTCGATCGTTTTGCCGATCATCGGCGCGCACTGGGCGGCTGAAAACTGGCGGCTCTGGCATTCCCCTATTTAAAGGGGAGGCCAAGGCCTTCATACTTCACCCACCACTTGTCATATTCCTTGGTCTTTTGGAACGTGATGTTTTGCTTATAGGCGGTCGAGAGGATCGCCACTCCTGTGCAACGGAGTTCACCGTCTGCCGATGACAGGGTCTTGATTTCCACGACATCGATCATCCTCGGATGGAGGGCGTTCTCGTTCTCTTTCGAAAGTGGAATGACCTCGTCCTTCAGCTGGTCGCATGTCCTCGACCCTTGCGAGAGGAACCAAAAGGCCAATCCCGCGACGACGAGGCCGAGCAGCCCCAGCTTTTTGCCGCGCTGCCCTTCCTCTTCACACTCTGACTTTCATCTGCTTGCGCCACGACTACCCCTCAAGTTGTGCGCGGCCAAACTTTCACGAGAAAAGGAAAAATGCAAATGACCGAGACCGTGTCCGTTCCCCTGCTCTCCCCTATTCAGGACGGAGACAAGACGATCACCACGCTTACCTTTCGCGAAGCGGAAGTCGGCGACCTGATCGACGCCGCTGCCTGCACGACTGAGATGGAGCGTATCGCGATGGTCCTGGCTGCGGCTTCAGGCGTTCCGTTCCCGGTGTTCCGCAAGGTCAAGGCACGGGACCTGAAGAATATTATGAAAAAAGTCGGGACCCTGGTGGGAAACGAAATCTAGAAACCGACTGGCTCGGCATATCGATCTACGTCGCGCACTGGACGAACACGCCGCTGGATATGATCTGGCGCTGGCCCCCTGCCCGCCTCCTCCAGTGCTTCAATCGCGCTCAGAAAATGTTTGAGAAGCCCAAAGGGACGCGGCAATGACTACACATGAAAGCCGGCTGAAAATCACTCTGCTGGACCAAGTGACCAGCCGTGCGCACGGTATCGTCAATGCCCTCGGTGGTATTGAGCGGCAGGCGGCATCATTCACGGCTCCGCTTCGATCGCTTGCTGGACAGGTGCTCGCCTTCGGCGGTACCTATCTCGGCGTCTCCGAGGGTATCAAGGCTACGGCCGGCGCGGCGATGAGCTTCGAGTCCGCGTTTGCGGACGTGCGCAAAGTCGTTGACGCAAACGACGAGCAATTCGCAAATCTGCGCCAGACCATTCGCCAGATGTCGAACGAGTTGCCGATCGCAGCCAACGACATCGCGGCGCTGTTCGCGGCTGCCGGGGAATCCGGCATTGCCACGGCGGATCTGAAGGACTTTGCGCAGATGGCGGCCCGCGTCGGCATCGCCTTCGATATGTCCGCCGGCGACGCCGGTGAAAGCTTGGCGAAACTCAAGACGCAGCTCGGGCTGACGGTTGCCGAGACGGGCGACATGGCCGATGCCATCAATCACCTGTCCAATAACATGGCCTCCAAGGCCAAGGACATCACCGCCTATATGCTGCGGGTCGGCGCGCTCGCCGAAATGGGCGGTTTCACCAAGGAACAGATCGCCGGTATCGGTAGCGCCATGATCGCCGCCGGCGCCGAAGCCGAGACCGCCGGCACGGCGATGCAGAACGTCGTAAAGGCCCTGACGCGAGGCGCCTCCGCTGACAAAAGCCAGCGCGAAGTTGCCAAGGCCCTCGGCCTCGATCTTCCACAGATTGCCAAGGATATGCAGAAGGACGCCCCCAAGGCGTTGCGCAAGGTCCTGACGGCAATCGCCAAGACACCCAAGGATCGGCATCTCGCCCTCCTCTCGGATTTCTTCGGTGACGAGGCGAAGGCTTTCGCCCCGCTGATCGGCAACATGGACCTACTGGGGCAGGCGCTCGACAGCGTCAGCGACCGAACGAAATATTCCGGTTCCGCATTCAAGGAATATGTGCAGCGGGCCGATACCACGGCCAATGCGCTGGAGCTGATCCAGAACAAGATCGCCAACCGGTTCTGGCAGATGGGCGACCAGATGCTTCCGGCGATCAAGGAAGCCGCGCTGGGCATGGGATACGTGCTCGACACACTCGACTCGCGCGTTTCAATCTTCGACGAAATGGAAGTTGCGATCAAAGGCTTTGCCCAGGGCCTTGGGTACGGAGGCATCCGCGAGATCATCGAGGATCTTGGCGACCTGTTGTTCGGAAAGATCGATGCTAACGCTGGGGACCAGCTCGGCCGGATCTTCATGCAGGCAAAGGATTGGGGCGCATCGATCCGAGAGCTGAGTGCTGCGTTGAAAGATAACCCGATCGTGCAGTTCTTTGCGGATATCGCCCCCTACGGCTTGCAAATTCTGGCCTGGGGTGCGGGGATCGCCTTCCTCGCGGGGACGGTAAGAAATTTGGCGTCGGCCCTGATGTTGCTCTCAGGCGCATCGACGATCCTTGCGGCGTTCAAAGCCGTCAGCAGCATTGCGGGGATTGTCGGTGGTGGTGCCGCTGCTGGTGGTGCGGCGGCAAGTGGGGCCAGAGCAGCGGGCGGCGCTGCTGGGGCGGCAACCACGGCGGCCGGGACGGGTTTGCTCACGCGTCTCCTCGGTCTTGCGAGGCTGAGCGCGTTCGGCGCCGCCGCCGGCGGTGCCTACACCGCCGGGAAGGAAGTCGTCACTGGGGAAACCCCGTACGCTCAAGGGAAATCCTTGCTCCCGAGCCCAACCGACGCCCTGCATTGGTTGAAAGAGGGACTGGGCAAGCTTTCTGAGGCCGACGTCTCTCCCGCGCCATCGGTCACCGCTCTGATGGCCCTTGAGAATGCGCGGGCGGCCAGGGCGGCTGGGATCGGCGGCAACACGACCGACACCCTCCCCGGCAAAACGGCCGACGATCTCGGTATCGTTCGCCCGATCGCGATCGATGCTGGCAGCATCGACGCCCTGACGCAGCCTCGCGGGACTCAGGACGTCAATGTCCTTAATCCTCGCCCGGCGCCTAATATCAGCCTGTCGGTGACCATGCAGGTGACCGGGGTCACCAATCCCGAAGAACTGGCAAGCAAGGTATCGGGCATCGTTGGCCAGCGCCTTCGTGAGGAAGTCGCCGGCATCTATGCCGATACCGGTTATGGAGTTGCCTGATGCTTTATCTGATCGGTGCCCTGAAACTCGACACGCGTCCTTTCAACGTCGACGAGGTCCAACGGACAATGTCGGTCGACTTTGCCGACAAGCCTATCGTCGGCGGGAAGGTCGCCCGCGAATTCATGGGTGAGGGTGAAGAAAAGTTGGTGCTGTCCGGCCAGCTCCTGCCCTTCAGGACCGGCGGCCTTTCCGAACTGGAGCTGGCAAAGAGCCTGATGCTTGCCGGGCGTCCGCTCCCGGTGCTTCGTGGCGACGGCGCCCGCCTCGGTTGGTTCACGATCGACAAGATGTCGGAAGGGCACAAAGACCTGATGCGGGATGGCGTCGGTTTCTTCATCCGGCATTCGATCGAGCTGACCAAGGTCAGTCCGGTCGGCGCCTCGCCATCGGTGATCGGCACAATCCTCTCTCTCTTCGGCCTCATGGAGTAGAGCAATGCCACAAACGTTCAAGATCGCCCGCGAGGGGATGACGGTCGAGCTGCTTCTTCACCAAGCCTACGGCGTGGAGGGGCGGACACTCCTCGAGGAGACGCTCGCTAAAAATCCGGGGCTGTCGAGCGTCGCAGCCTTTCTGCCACTCGGTACGGTGCTGACCATCCCAGACAGGCCCGCGCCGGCCGCCTCCGTATTCAAGCCCGTCGTCTCACTTTTCGGAAACTGATCGTCATGCCTTGGACAGTCGAATGGAAAGTGATCGTCGACGGGGTGGACCTGACGTCCGCCATGCGGCCCTACCTGATGAAGATCTCGATCTCGGACAAGGACGGTTCGGCAAGTGACACCTGTAACCTCGAATTCGACGACAGCGGAGGTCAGGTTAAGCTGCCGGCGGAAGGGGCGGCCGTGCAGGTTTACCTGCAGGGGATTTCGGCGTTTACCGGCAAGGTGGACAGCGTCCGGTCCAGAGGCGCACGCGGGAGCGGCCGGACGCTGTCCGTCTCGGCAAAAGGCTTCGATGCCAAGGGGAAGGCGAAGGAACCCCAGTCCCATCATATGGATGACGGGACGCTTCAGCAGTTCCTCGACACGGCCGCGAAGAACGCCGGGCTCAAGGGCATCGTCATCGATCCGAGTTTCGCGAACATCACGCGGGACTACTGGTCGGCGACCTCCGAAAGCTTCCTCCATCTTGGACAGAAGATGGCTCGGGAGCTGGGCGGCACGTTCAAGATCCGCGGTGACCAGGCAGTCCTTGCCAAGCGTGGGCAGGGCCTGAGTGCCACCGGACAAGCCTTGCCGACTGTCATCGGCATCGCCCCGCCTCCGGGCGAGCTGACCGGTAATGTCATCAACTGGGATATCGCACCCACGGCCGGCCGCGAGAAATTCGCCAAGTCAAAGGTACGGTATTTCGATCGGCCCTCCGCCAGCTTCAAAGAAATCGAGATCGAAACCGGCGTCGATGCCGACGCCACCGACGAGGTTCGCACAACGGTCGCGGATGAGGAGCAGGCCAAGGCCGTCGCCGAAGGTCGCAAGGCCAATAGTGAGCGCGAAGGCGGACAAGGGTCGGTGACGCTCGACCTCGAAGTCACGGCGCAGGCCGAGGGTACCTTTGTCCTCACCGGCGCCCGGCCCGGTGTCGATGGCATGTACCGGATCAGCGGCGTCAATCATCAGGCGGACCGGTCCGGCGGATCGACAACCCAACTGGAACTGAAGCAGCCTTCCGGAGGGGCCGGGAAGGACGAGCGCAAGCCGTCGACGGACAAGACGGGCTCGGCGGCCGGCGGACAGGGTGGATCGTCCAGCGGCAATGCCGCAGCGGCCGGCGGCCGTGCCGACAGTTTCGCCGACTATAATCGCCGCTTCGGGCGGACCGACGAAAACTGACCGATGGTCGTTCAGACCAGGTCGGAACAGCAGGTTGGCCGGGAGGTTTCCCTCCCGGCCCTATGGCCCCTCGGCTTCGGGTGGCTGCAGCCTTACGGCTGCAACGGCGGGCGTTGATTGGCGTCGCATCCCGCCTGGTAATCCTGTCGGATAATCGCCACACCCGAGGCCCTTACGGGCGGCAAGGGTTTGGCAGAAATTCCGAGCCTTCACAATGCATGACTTTTTTCATTTCACCGCCGTTCGGCCGGTGTCCCCGCCTGCGGCTTACCTCGGTGGTAAGAAGCAGCTCGCCCAGCGCGTTGCGTCCATCCTTGAGCAGATCCCGCATAGCATTTATGCGGAGCCCTTCGTTGGAATGGGCGGCGTCTTCTTTCGTCGGAGCCTCGTTCCAAAGAGCGAGGTGATCAACGATCGTTCCGGTGACGTCGCCACGCTCTTTCGGATATTGCAGCGGCACTATCCCCAGTTCATGGAGGTAATGAAGTTCCAGCTCACGTCCCGGCGGGAGTTTGAACGCCTAGCTGCAACCGACCCTTCCACCCTTACGGATCTCGAAAGGGCCGCACGGTTCCTGTACCTCCAGCGGCTGGCTTTCGGCGGCAAGATCGTCGGCCGCAGCTTCGGCGTCGACACGACGGGTTCTGCCCGGTTCAATCTCGCCCGCCTTGGCATCATCCTTGAGGAAGTACACGAGCGCCTGACGGGCGTGGTGATCGAAAACCTCGACTGGTCGGATTTCATCGGGCGGTATGACCGGCCCGAAACCCTCTTCTATCTCGATCCGCCTTACTACGGAAACGAGGGGGATTACGGGAAAGACGCCTTCTCGCGGGAGACCTTCGGCGCCATGGCCGAACGGCTCGCCACAATCAAGGGCCGTTTCATCATTTCGCTCAACGACTGCCCCGGCGTCCGCGAGGTGTTCTCGGCATTCCCTATGATATCGGTCGGCCTCACCTACACGGTCAGGGGCGGAACCGGGAAAGACGTCGGGGAGGTCATCATCCTCGACGGGAAAGATCCGAAGCCGGCCAACCTTCCTCTCGGCTAGGTTTCGGCCCGCCGGCGCGTCTCATTCGCCAGTTGGCGGAATTCACGACGATCCTCAATGCCCGAACCACGGGCGCATCCTCAAATGGAGAAGAACTATGACTTATGCCCTCAATCCGGCATGGCTTCAGCCTGTCCGCATGACTCGGATTGTCGCTCACTGGAGCGCCGGCGCCTATCACGCTTCGGATCTCGACAAGGAACACTACCACTTCATCATCGAAGGAACGGGTAATGTCGTGAAGGGCGATCACGATATCGCCGATAATGTCAGCACTGCCGACGACGACTATGCGGCACATACTCGCGGCTGCAACACAGGGGCGATCGGCGTCTCGCTCGCCTGCATGGCGGGCGCGATCGAAAGTCCGTTCAATCCGGGCAAGTTCCCGATGACTGAAATTCAATGGGCGCGGGCCATGGATGTGATCGCGGCGCTCGCCACGTTCTACAACATCCCAGTCACGGACAAGACGATCCTGAGCCATGCCGAGGTTCAGCCTAACCTCGGCATTCAGCAGGCGGGCAAGTGGGACTTCACCCGGCTTGCCTTCGACCCGAGCGTTGTCGGGGCGAAGGCCTGCGGCGACAAGATGCGCCGGGACGTTAAGGCCCGAATGTAATGCGCCGGCCGGACGTAAAGCGTAGCGGCGAGCCTGGATGGTCGTGGCGACGGGCCGCGATCTTCCCGCTGATCATGTTCGCCTGCTGGCGGCTGATGGCAATGGAGAACGCCCCGGACACGATGGTCAACCAGACCATCGCCTGGGGCTGGATCGTCATGATCATTTCGCTGGTGTTTTTCTATACCGGCTTTGCCACAGCACAGGATATCGCCGCGATCCTCGCCACCCGCACCGGCCTCCCCTACGCCTCGCCGCCCGTCGCGGTCGGGGGCGAACCCCTTCAAGATCAATCGGTAAAGGATGAGCGCGGATGATTGCGACGTCTCCTATCTTCTCAACTCTTCGAGACATCCTGTCCGTACTCGCGGGTGCGGCGATCGTTGGCGTTGTCTCCTCAGTCTACTGGCTGGGCATCCCTTTCCTGAACGATCGGGCGTCCGTCGCCCTCCCCTTCTATGGCGACGTCAATGTCAGCAGCTTGCCGGTCCTCGGCCCGCTCGCGGTCGGGCATCTTCAGCTGCGCATCGACCAGGCGGTGACCGAGGCCACCGCCGACCTCGTTTCCAAGGTCGAATTCGAAGCGGTCAAAACTCGCCTCGATGAGATGCAGCGCCAGCGGGATGCCGGCGCGCGCGCTCTAGAGGACTATCGGAAGCGAGCCGATGCGGCACGGATGCATGCGGCCGAGACGGAAACCCAGCGTGAAAAAGAAAGGCTCGATTATGCCATACGGCTCGACCAGGCGCAGCGTCGCTGCGATCTCGATGATGCTGATATTGAGTGGCTGTACCGCCACGACAACCGCCCGCCTCCATGACGCGGGCGCTGCGATCGGCGCCACGCGCGCCGGCGTCAACCTGCCGGCGCAGCCGGAGGAATGTGGACGGGACGAACCACACGCCGCCATCCGGAAG